CAGATACTTTGCCTCTTTTTTTTTAACAAAAAGATACTTTCGAATCAAAACAAGGCAGCGATGGCAAAAGACAAGGAGAAAAAGCTTGCCCACATTCTTTTCGTGGAGCAGGGAAAAGACGCCTGCGAGATTAGTCCTTTGATTAAGGTCTCGGAGGTTACGCTTTCAAAATGGGTTCGCGATGGCGGATGGAAAGCCGAGCGCGATGCCCGGAATTCGTCACCTCACCTGAGTATCGGGAATATTAAGAAGATTATGGGATCCCTGGGAGAGGACCGGCTAAGGCTGACCAAAGACCTTCGACTGGCAGAGGCCAATATCGACACCGAGGGCGCGACCGAAATACGCAAGCAAATCAGCCGTGTGGACGACGCGATCAGCAAATGGAACAAAGCCCTGGTCACGATGGACAAAGAGAGCCGCGTGAGTCTGTCGGGCTATCTGTGGGTAATGGAGGAGATCTTCCAGGCAATGCGTGGGTTCAACCTCGATTTGTACATGAAGTCGCTCGACTTTCAGGAAGAGCATATTCAATACATGTGTAAATCGCAGCGATGATTATAAATACCAAATTTGACAAAGGCGAAAAAGCGGTCATTATTGATAATGATGCAATTAAAACGCTTGAGATCATAGAGATTCTATACGATAACTATGGAGTTAAATACAACCTGCTAAAAAGTAAAGCACTTACAATGATGGATAAAGACATTATCACAACGCGACGTGAGGATGATTGCTTTAAATCTATTCAGGAATTAGCAGATTTCTATAAGGCTAATCAATAGGCTATGAAGATAGAAGATAAACAAGCGAAAGATCTCTACCTGGCAAAGCTCCGGATCATCCGCGAGGTTGGCAGCTTCGACCCATTCGAAACGAAGGTTCAACAAAAGGAACGAATCACAAGGGCAAAGAAGCATATCCGGTTTTTCGTCGAAACCTATCTCACGCACTATGCCTCGAGCAAGTCGGCATGGTTTCATATTCGCCTGGCTGAACTTGTAATCAAATACAAGATTCTCCTGCTCTTTATGATGTGGGGGCGCGCCCTCGCAAAATCGGTGTGGGCCGATGTAATTATCCCGCTTTTCCTGTGGATCAACGATGATATCGGTTACATGGTAATCGTTGGTAATACCGAAACGCACGCAAAGATCCTGCTCTCCGACCTTCAGGCGGAATTCGAAGCCAACAGCAAATTGATTCACGACTTTGGCGAACAAAAACTAACAGGCAGCTGGGAGGACGGTTACTTTCAAACTAAAAACGGTTTCCTGTGTAAAGCGTTCGGTATGCGGCAGAGCGTTCGTGGTTTGCGTAAAGGAGCACGGCGCCCCGACTATATTGTGGCCGATGACTTGGAGGACCAGGACACGGTCAAGAACCCGAAACGTCAACGCGAGATTGCTAAATGGGTGGAGAAAGATTTGATTCCTACAATGGACGGTCCACGCCGCAGGTTCCTGATGGCGAATAACCGCTTTCACCCGACAATGATCATGACCGTATTAATGGAGCGGCACCCGAAATGGAGAGTTGACAGGGTAGATGCTTACGATCCGGTTACCTACGAGCCGGCATGGAAGGAGAAGTACGACGCGCAGTATTACCGCGATCGGGAGGAGGAGATTGGCGTGATGGCTGCCAGGGCAGAATACAACAACGATCCGCACATCGAAGGCTCGGTATTTACCGAAGACATGATTCAGTGGTCAAGGCTTCCGGGATCGTACGACAGCGTGGTGGCACATTGGGACGTTGCGTATAGCGACTCATCCAGCGCCGACTCGAACGCCGTGCGCGTGTGGGGTGTAAGGGATAACCGCTTTTATTTGATCGACTGTTTTGTTCGGCAGTCGAAAATGAAAGCAGCTGTGCAATGGATCGCGATGTTTCAAAAAGAATTGAACGGATCGTCAACACTAAGGTGGCAGTACGAAAGCCAATTTTGGAACGATGAACTTGATCGGGTAATCGACGAGGTGGAGATTGAGGAGGGCGTTAAGCTTCGCCTCCGGAAGGTAGACCTGCCACGTGTGAATAAGTTCGACCGCATTATGAGTACGCACCCGCTGTACCAAAACGGGCGTGTATATTACAACGAAAAGCTAAAGGCACACTTCGACACACAGGTTGGTCTTATGCAGCTGTACGGCATCGAGCCGGGTTATAAGACCCACGACGATGCTCCCGACGCCGATGAGCGTTGTTTCGCCGAGCTTGGCAAGGTTACCAGGCGCAACAAATCAAAAGACATTAACCGCACCGGTGCATTCCGGCGCAATAATTCACGACAGGCATGATCACAACATTTCTCACACGGGATGATTATCCCTCAAAAATCGACACCTCGCTGATGGACCAGATAACAGGGGGTGACGATACGATACTCGACGCTGCCGAGGCCGATGCAGCCTCAGCAATTATTGACCGTCTCGGTGCCAGGTATAAGGTCGCTGACGAACTCACAAAATCGGGCGATGGCCGTAACCGGTCGCTCGTGAGGTGGATGCTGAATATTTCGGTTTACTTCCTTTATGGCCGCGTGCCCGACAATGATATTCCCGAACGTGTTGTGAAAGATTACGACGATACATTGCGCGACCTCGAAAAGATCGCTTCAGGAAAACTATCCTGCACCATCGACCGCATTCTGGACACCGCTACAGGCACCGTCGCAACAAAAATCCGCATGGGATCAAACTCCCCACGATCACACAACCCCTATTAATTAATTGATATGAAAATATTTGGTTACAAAATTGGCATTATTGGCGCGGGCGGTGTAGAGACGCACGGCCGTGCGTCTCAACGAATGACCGACGCAACGCAACAATCCACCGACAAAAAATCGCGCCCCTCCGTCGGCCTGGTTAAAACCCCGATCGACCGTATTGCGATGCAAATGGACACGCTGAAACAGGCGGTTGACAATGCGATCGACATTTACAATCCCGACCGGCGCGACCTGATTGGTATTTACGAAAACGTATCGAAAGATTCGCACGTGATCAGTCAGCTCGAGCAAGCTTACAACAAAGTGGTAAGTCAGCCTTTTGTGCTGTCGAAAAACGGCACCGACGACGAGGAGGCGACAAAGCTCCTGAAGAAAGAGTGGTTTGAGGATTTTCAAAAGTTTTGCATCGAACCCGAGTTCTGGGGATACACGCTCGTTGAGTTTGGGTTGATCGACGACAAGGGTGAATTTACCGAGTGTGATGTTTTCTCCAGGAGAAACGTTTTACCTTTCAGCTATTCTATTTGCTTCGATGCAAACAGTCCGCAGGGTGCGGGCGTGGTTTACGAAGTGGCCGATGAAAAAGGCGGTTCAAAAGACCTGAAGCAAGAACTATTCCTGATTGAATTAGGAAAGGCTGATAAGTTGGGCAAGTTTGAAACCTTAGCCAGGGAAGTCATCTGGAAGAATTTTGCGAATACCGACTGGAGCCAGGGGAGCGAAAAGTTTGGAATGCCACTGCTCGACATTGCAACCGACACAGACGATGCCAACGAGCTCAATCGCATTGAAACAATGGCCCGCAACTTTTCAAACAACGGCTACGTAATTCGTGGGACTGCTGACGCCGTACAGATTATCCAGGCACAGGGCCGTGACTTCTATATGATTTATGACCGCAAGGTTCAGGTATGTGACGAGGCAATCAGTAAGTGCATCAATGGCGCCACCGGCACAACCGACCAGAAGGCTTTTGTCGGTACCGCTGAAGTTCACGAGCGCACAACTACTGAGTTTCACCACTCGCGTATGCGCAAGATTACCAATGTTGTCAATAGTAAGTTAATTCCGTTCCTGACCTTTCACGGTTATCCACTCGAGGGTGCCGAGTTCCGATATACGGCCTTTGATGATAAACCCGTCGTTGATCCGGGCACGCCTGCCGATGACACCATCGTTGATCCGATCGCAGATCCAAAAGTAAACCCAAAGGTTGATCCAACGATTGACCCAAAGGCAGACCCGAAAACGCCAAAAAAAGCGCAGGCCGCCTCTCGTCCCTGGTAGCGAGTGACGGCCTTAAACAAATGCTCCTCGAATACCTGAAGCGAGTTTACGACAATGATTTGTCGTTGATTGATCCGGCAATTTGGGAATTGAATTTTCGAAGTCTGGAAGATGCCATTTCAAAATCGGTTGGCGACGTTACAAAATTGGACTTTGGTTCATCTGACCAGGTACTCGCTACAGCGTTACGCGAGAACGCCGCTGTATTCTCCGCCTTCAAGGCTCACCAGGAGAAAGCAACGCTGATTAAATTGCTACTCGATGACGCGGGTGTGCGTAGGAGTTGGAACGACTTTAAAAAACTGGCTGCACCAATTATCGAGACCTACAATAAAACGTGGCTTGAGACGGAATACAACCAGGCAGTCAGTAATGCAGAGATGGCAAAGAAGTGGGATGGCTTTACCGAAAATGCAGATCTATACCCGAATCTTGAGTACCGGGCTGTAGACGATGGGCACGCGCGACCCGACCATTTAGCAATGAACGGAATGGTTGCGCCAATTGACGATCCTGTTTGGGATACCTGGTACCCACCAAACGACTGGGGCTGCCGATGCTCTGTAACGCAAACCGACAAACCTGTTGCGATGGTTGCCGCTGCGCGTATTGTTGCGAAACGCATCGCACCGAATACAGCCGCCGGTTTCGATTTTAATCCTGGTAAAGACAAGAAGTTGTTTGCAGAATCAGCAGGTTATTTTAACCAGGATAAAAAGACCGCTAAAGCGATTAACAAAGAGGCCGATTCATTATTGAAAGGTCTCGATGCCTGATTCGTGTAATTCGTCTAAATTCGTGTAATTCGTAACCAATGGACAACGGACAATACAACCGCAACCTACAACGTTTGATCAGAAATACACAAACGCTGATCAGCAGTCGGCTCCCTGGTATCATTAAGGTTGAAGGTCTCGACTTCATTCACGATAACTTCGACGCCCATGGATTCAATACCGGATCCAGTGTTCAGCGGTGGCCCGCCCGTAAACCGCCGAAAGGAATGTGGCGCAAAAGGGGCAAGACTGTAAACAAAGGAACATCTCAACAATTGAGATCAACAAAGGCAGGCTCCAAGTTCCAGCGCGATGCAAACAGGGCGCTGCTCGTTAAGCGTGGCCATCTGCGCCGGTCGTGGGACAGCGATACAAAGGCCACGGATGCTCAGGTCGCTTTCCGAAATACGCTGCCTTATGCCGAGCCCCACAACGAAGGTGTCAAGCCGCAACCGGAGCGTAAGCAGATAGGTGATAGCGCCAACCTCGACAAACGTATAATGGGAAAGATCGACCGCGAAATGCAAAAATTATTTAATCCTTAATACTATGTTTTACAATATTTTCAAATCTATTCAAACCGCCTTAAAAACCGTAGCAGGACTGAAGGCGACCCAATGGTTTAATATGCAATACGAGACGACGATCGCACAGTCGCCGGTTGCCTTTGTTGAATTTCCGGAGGATAACCCAACCGATCACGCGAGTAAAGACGTTACCAGGTTACCTTTTAGAGTGCGAATTCATGTAGTTACGAAAGTAATTGCGGGGCAGGATGGGCAAGTCCCGGACATTGCGATACAGCAAAACGAAACGCTCGCGCTTGCAATAAAGACGGCCCTTAAAACGCTGAAACCTGCGGGATGCACTCCGCTCCGATTTTCCGGGCTGAAGACCTGGCAGCGCATGAATGGTTTTATGATCACGTTCGTTGACTTTACGGCGAGGATTGAGGAGGTGTAAGCCGCCATTCAAGTGGTTTCAAACCCTTGAAGCGGCTATTGATAATTTAAAAGCCCCGGCACATCACTGTACCGGGGCCTTTCTTTGGATTCGTGTAATTCGTCTTAATTCGTGTAATTTATTTTTACACCATCATCTTTTTAGCCGTCTCCTCATCTGGCATCATGTTCCGGAGCAGCTCGAGGTAATGGATCCGTTCTGATTTCGATATCCCATCATCTTGCTCTAATACATCAATTAGTTGGTGCTGCGTCTCCATCCACGACTCAATGGGGCTTGTACCTGTTTTGACTTCAACGATAAAACTTTCTGGTTTGAATGTAACTGACATTAGTTGGTTTTTTTGGTAAATAATCACCTTGGATGTGACTGTCACCTTAATAGCTGCGCTACGAAAGCCGCCGGACCTTACGGTGTCGGCCATCCAAGGCTTTATTTCTCCCAATGCAGGATAATCAAGCCTTTTCGTAACGCATAAAACTAAGGGTAACAGTCGTCACAAATGTAAAAATTATATTTACACGACCCGCGTATGAGTAAGAAAACAGCAATAAAAAAG